AAGTCGTTTCTCATAATGCTCCTTATGTGTAGAATTTAGTTTTTTTTCTACGGTTGGCCATCACCTTACCACAACCGGTAGCTATTGCAACCTTTGTCGGTAAGACTTTTCCACCTTTGCTATACTCTTTTTCCCATCTCTTTGCAATATCTGGAAGATTAGCATGCATATATTTTCTTTGCTTTTCAGATACGAAAGGCATTATTTTTTATCTTTACTGCCTATAGAACTAGCTGTTCCAAGACCAACAGCAGGTGCGACTAATTTAGCCCAACCTTTTAATTTTGTACTTGTTTTAGATTTTGCATTCTTGTCAATATAAGGTCTACCAGATTTAGCAAATTTTAGTTTCACACCGCTTGAAGCTTCTTGAATAGTTTTTGATGATTCTCTATTAGCCCATTTTTCTATTTTTGTAAGAACGTTAGCTTTTTTATCCGCCTTAAAATTTCTAGGATGTCCTTCCATTCCTTTGGCATATCTTCTAGCTGCACTAACATTTTTAGCTTTCTTTTTGCCGAATTTTTTTAAAACTTTGCCAACACCTTTTAATGCTATTCCTATTCCACTCATTATTTTTTACCTCCATTACGGAATATCTGTGTACCCTTTATACCAAAAACGCTCGCCACGACGAGAATCCATAAATTTGTAAACCATTTTGGCAGATTCGAAAAATACTCGAAAAAGATATCTATCTTCTGCATAGCCGCCGGATCCTCTGTCCACACCGACCAAGCGAGCACAATTATCGGGAGTGTTAAAATCGCAAGAACGATCTCGTCCTTGTAATCGTTTTGCCTAGCTTCTAAAAGTTTGCCCTGGTAAGTTTCTTCACCTCGGGCCATCTTTTCTGCATGCATTAATTGTGCATCAGACATAGCCATTTTAGTACGCTGTTTGTTTGCGTATATTTTAGCTCCCGCTTGAAGAGCCATCTTTGCTAATCCGAACCAAGCCATTTTATTCCTTTAAAATATAGGACTTACGCGCGACGCGCGCAAAAATTCCTAATACCAAGTAGCCGTTTGTTTTCTAGCTTTGCCGGTTCCTTTTACAGTAACTTTATCCCCCTGTGGAAGTACGTTTTTTTGCATTCCATCAGCAAGAGTTTTAGTTCTAGGATCCCACTTCAAATTCTGACTTGGGATTTTAACCGTCTTTGCTTTTTTATAGTTTTCCATAGTTCTCCTAATGTATATTAAGATTTAGGACCTTTCAAGGTTTTTACATCCTTGGCCTTCATCCTATCTGACTGTAGCTTAACTTGTGCAGATAAAAGAGCTTTATCCATTGTAGTATCAGCTCTTAGCTCTGCTAACTCTTCGTTTTGTTCTAGTTTATCCTCAGTCAAATCTCTGTTTTGTACTAATTTAGCTTGATCCATATCTATCTTAGCTTCTGTTTCTTGAGCCTTACGTTGATTTTCCATAGCTCTCAAATCTATTTCTCTAGATTTAAGTTTAAGTAAAGGATCATGATCAAATTGAGAAGTAATAGCTTTTTCTTCCTTCATAAAATCTTCAGTCATTTCAGCAATCAATATTGCTTTTCTGGCTTCTATTTTTTGAGTTATTTGTTCTAACTGCATCGCAGCCTGTTGATTAACAGGAGCTTGTTGTTGAAGGGCCTGTAATTGGGTAAGTTCATTTTTAAATTCTAATTGTACTTGTTCTTGAGCCATTAAACTAATGTGTTCTAAACAATTTTTTTGTAAAGACGCCATTACTTGAGGTTGATTTCTAACCATGTTCGTAGCCATAAAATTTAAGTGAGCTGTAATATGAGCTCTGTGATCTTGTCCTGGAAAAGCGTTAAATGGTTTTAGTGCTAATGCATCTATGTTTTCAACCGCTGGGTCTTTTGGCATATTAGGAGGAGGTGGTGGTAGAATTTGATCTACATTTTTAACTCCAATAGCTTCGTACATTTTTCTGTATGCCATATACATATTATGCATTCTTGGATTAGACATTGCTAATTGTAATTCGGTTTGAGCGATTGTGATTCTTTGGGACATGGAAAATATGTTTGGATCTGCTACGGGAATAATATCTATTCTGTCATCAAAATCTGTTTGTTTAATAATTCTAGCACCACCTACAACATCATAAGGATATTCTGGTGGTAGGTAAGTAGATACAATTTTAGATAATAATCTAAATTCACTCTTCATAGAAAAATATAATCTCTTATGAATAGCAGACATAACTTTAGATCCTCTTTCCATAAGAGCCATAGTTGTCCCAACTGCTGCTTGTTGGTTACCTTCTCCAACCTGCAACTCAGATATAGCTGCAAATCTTTGACCAGCTTGAACAACAATACCCATTAATTGTAATAAAGTCTGTGATGGTTCTTTATAAGGAAGAGGTAAGAAAGCATCTTTTAAACTTCCACCAGGAGCGTCTACATCTTTAAACTCTCCAGGTTGAATTGGAGACGCCTCATCTCTTACTCTTACGCCTCTTTGTTTAAAACCTGCAGGTAAATTAGATAAAGTTCCTGCATCTAATAATTGGCGGAGAGCGACCGTTGCGGTACGACTCAATCCGCCAATCATATGTATGAGTCCAAAGCCATAGAATCCTAGTCCAGGCAGAAATTTGAAATGGACAAAGTATTGGATTCTTTGTTTCTTTGGATCATTGGGCGCATAGTTCCTTCTTATCGAAAGAACTTTATTACTACCTTCTTCGAGTGTAACGATGAAAGGTAGCTTGATGCCAGTCGGTTCCCCGTCTGGACCAATATCTTCAAAACCTTCTAGGTCTAAATTTATATGGCATTCTAGAAGAGTATAAATGGGTTGTTGTCTTCCAGTTTTTTCTGTGCCTTCTAATTCTCTTTCCTTTTCTTTTAATTGATCTTGAGAAATATTATAACCAGGAGGTCCTAAATCTACATCAGAATAAAATCCAGCCACCTGTTGTTTTCTTAATTCATTTTCAGAAATTTTAACTCTATGAATAACTGCTTCAGCATCTTCTAAACTTGTAGCTGTGTAAGGAACTACAACGTCTTCGGCAGGAACAAATTTAGAAACAGCTCTTCCTAATAAGTCATCGTAATAAACTTTTTTAAACGTAGATCCAGCTAGGGGTAAATGAAACAACATAGAATCAAATTCTGGTTCGTATTCTTTCATACGACTCATGATTAAATAATTCATGTAATCTTTAACTCTATTAGATTGTTGTTCTTTTTGAGGTGTGACCAATCCCATGATCTGTGTTCTTACTGGTCCGTCGGCTGGTAATAATTCTTTGTATGCTGTTGCTTGAAATTGTGTAACGGCTTCTGCTAAAACTGGATGGGTTGCCCCTGAAGCTCCTTGAAAAGGTTCGCTTCTTAATTCATATTTAAATCCAAGTAAGTCAAGCCCTTCAATGTAAGTTCTTTCCCATTCTTTTCTAGAATTTTTATAATCCACATAATTTTCTTTAAGTCGTGAACCAATAGGGGATGTTACATCATCGGGTAATAAATCTGCTAAATTGTCAAAATGATTTTCGGTGCCAGGAACGTTGATTGCTCCAGGTTCAAAATTAATAGTTGCACCACCATCTTCTTCGGGTGTTACTTCTACAGGGGGTCGTTCAGTAAGTTGCTCCTCGGTCACCGTCGTCTGAATTTCTTCCGCGCCTGGAATTTTAATTTCAGATCGTTTAGTGTTCGGGAGTTCTTTGTCTATTTCTGCCATTTATAAACTCCTACCATTCTCTATCACGATTAAATAAATAAGACAAGCCCTCTCCTTGAGGCGCGGGTCCTGATTCTGGTGGTATAGAGTGAGGTCTTCTGATCCCGGCTATTCCACCGCCTGCGTATCTTGTATCTTGGGTTCCTCTCATTCCTTTAGTGTCTATTAAATATCTCCATTTTTTCGCTAGGTTCTCTTCATCAAGCATTGATAGGCCAGTGTCCTCATAGAAATAATCTTTTAGTGATGGTTCAGGCATTCCGGGTTGTTTCATTATTCTATACATGTCTCTACTATCCGCTCTCTCTGTTAAATTCAATTCAGGTATAACATTCTTGGCTTCTCGTTGTTGTTCTAAATCCATGGCTCTATATGCTGATGGTGTAGTAAACATGTCATAAGTAGGATATGCTTCCATCTCTCTTTTTCTTTCCTGGTCTCTACGTATTTGCCCTGGTGTTCCCGGTTCACGAGTACCACTTAACCAACTAACATCCCACTGTTTTCCAGGACCTACTTCTTCAAATCTTTCAGAAGACATTTCTGCTGCATTAAATAAAGGAGAATCTTCTTTAATTAAAGAAAAAACTTGCTCTTCTCCACCATGATTTTTAATAATCGTATTTACTTCTTTTAATCTATTTCGTTGGGATGGAGTTAAAGTTATTCCAAGCTTTTCTACATCAGTATCTTCATTCATTAGTAATTTATTTTCAAGTCTATATTTATCTTCTATGGCATGTGTTAAATTAAAAAATTTTGCCGTATCCCCTTTATATTTTTCAGCTATCTTTCGTTCATTATATCTATCTCCTGAAACTTTTAATCCTCCTGTGTAAGCACTTGGATCTAAATAACTTAACCAATTATCTTTCCATGCTTGTTCACCAGAAGAACCTTTTAATACGTCATCTCCCCACAGAGCTCCTTCAATCATTGCATCAATTCCAATTCCTGCTGGTCCTAACGTATACAACAATTTTCTTCCTGCAGTTGTACCTCCTCTTTTAACAATTTGTCCTACCAGTTGTCTTTCTGCTTGAGTTCCTTTATTTGGATTTTTAAAGACTTGTTTAAATCTGTCTGCTCCACATTTCACACCCACGGATCCTGCTAGTTTCATACCCACACGGCCTCCGGATGCTTTGTTGGGGCATAGGTCTGTTAATAAATCTGATAAATTCTTTTTGCCCTTTTTAATATCTCCTGTTTGATACATCTGAATTGTTTTTTGAACGTCAGGATCAAGAAATTTAAAACTTTTTCTTTTTTGTCCGCCACCCGCAACATATTGTTTCATCAATAAATCAGCATCTCTTAACAAAGTATTTGAAAGAGGATTTCCCTTTGTAACCCTTTCCAACATCTGTCCACCGACAGGGTTCTTATCTGTTGGACTAAGCCTATATTTAACTGCAATCGTATTGTACATTGCTGCAGCTTCTTTACTCATATTATTTAGAGCTTTTAGATTTCTTTTTTGAATTGTTGCGTTATCTGATTTAAGAATGTTTTTAGCTAATCCCGTCATTGGTCGATCGTAAAGAAGTCCTTTTTCAAAATTAACGTCTTTACCTCCAAGCAAAGGAACAATTTCACCTAAACTTTTATAATCCATTATATCTACAGCACGGCTAACACCTGCAATGTGTTCAACCCCTATTTTTTCCATATGGTTAAATAATTTAAGTAAGGGATCAACTTTTTGTTTTTTAGTCCATTTAAAATATTGAGAAGGAGTATCTATTCCTTTTGGAACAATTCCATTTTCAATAGCTAGAGGGAGTAGTTTCGCGACTCTCGCTGAATATTCTCTTTGTGTCTTTGGTCCTTTTTGCTTCCTGCTCCACTCTTGAAAATTAATAAGCTCCTCTGCAACATCCATATCTCTTTTTCTTCTTTGAGTAAGAACTTTAGCTAAATAAGCAATAGGTCGTGTGTATTCTACATTACCAACCATTTGCTTTTGGATCATTTTTTTATTTTTTAAATAATAGTCTGTAGCAATTTCATAAGGAGATTTTTTAGCTTTTAAATCTTTAATAAAATCTTTATCTGAATATTCAGTAAAATAAATAGGTTTAAATTGTCCGCCTGTTGGATCAGGTATAACAAACTTACCTTTGTTATTTTTAAGATTATTTCTAATACCTATTCCTGTATGATATGCCTGTTTAGCTTTATCTTTCGGAGCACTTGTCATATCTAACTGTTTTACTTTGGAAGCAACCTTCGTTAATTCATCCCAAGTTTTATATTTACCATCAGTATACCATTTAACGGCTTTATTTAATTCCTTAACCTTATATTTTGATTTTCCTGTAGGGTTATAAGTATTATGAAGAGACGTATCGATAGGATACTTTTTATTAAAAGTTTCATAAGCTTTGTCAGCAGCTTTTTTAGCTTCAGTTAAATTTTTATATTTAGTTGTAGGAAAAAATTGATCAATTACTTTCATACCATCAGCTGTTTTTCTTCGAAGACTAACACGATAACCAGGAATTCCTTGTTTAATTCTTTTCTTAGGTCCCCAGTCTTCTTTAAAACGTCCAGCATAACTTCCCGGTTCATCAACCAAGCCACGTTTAGGTGTTGCTAGTCCGCCCTCATCAAACCCCATTTCTTTTTCAATATACATCTGGGTTCGAGGTTCGAAGATGTCCTGAACTTGTTTATAATCTTGATACTGATCTGCTACAGGTATTTCGGGTTTTGATTCAGGGTACACGAACCCCGGCTTTTGCCAAAAATTTATAATGTCTTCTAATTTTTTATCGTTGTCCATTATTCCCCTAATAAATGAGCAACGCCGCCGGATGCAAATTCATCAACCTGCTCCGCCATAGCTTCAGCATGACCTTCGGCCCAGTCATCTCTAGCTCTTTTTTTACCAATAATTTTCTTATCTAGGTTTTTACCCGTTGCATATCTTTCAACTTCACTAAAGTCAGATGCGTGATCTCCATATTTCTCAATGGATACATCTTCAAATTTTACACTCTCTGCATCTCCAGTAAATTCTGCTTCTTCCACGTCAAACTCATCTTTTGTTTTAACACCTTTCTTTTGTCCTTTTTTAGGCTCAATCCATTCCCCTTTTTGTAAATGAAGTCTTACAGGTTGACCATGTCTTCCATCAGCCCATCCATGTTTACCTAATCCAATATCAACGGCTGTGTTCCCAGTTGTTAGATCCTGTTCTACTAAAATTTTAGTTTTACTTCCAGGAAGTTGTGCTTCTTTAACAATTACTCTTTCAGTAGTAGCATATTGTTTGCTAACATCTTTTCCTTCCTTCATTACTTTATCTACAAGTTTGGGAAACCATGCTGGCATTCCAGCTGCGTTAGAAGTTTCAACAGCTTTCACAGCTGTTGCTGCGGGTTTTGCTAATTTAAAATATTTACCAACAATAGGAAGTGCTGCTAAACCTCCCATAAGTTTTAAAAAGTTTCTTCTGCCTTTGTTAAAGCCTCCCTTCTTAAATTCTTTTCTAAACTGAAAGTGCATTGTTTTATCTCCCTTTCCAATAGTAGGGCCTGCTCCGAAAGACCATCCTTTCGGGCTTCTATAATTAATTCCTATATCAGGAACTAATCTTTTAAAGACATCATCTTTAAATTGACCCAAAGTATTTCCTTCTGAAGGAGGGTACTGATATCGTGCTAAGAAATCTAAACCATAAGTCATTGGTGGCATTCCAACAGAGCCACCTCCTGAATAAAATCTTGAAGGCTCTCTTCCTTCCGCTACTGCATATAAATCAAAATCATCTTTATTCGTTGATTGTATACTATCTAATCCTAAAGAAGATCTCTGTTGTGCATATCGTGGATAGGAGTCGCTTCCTTCATGATAATATTTTCCACCAGGTTGAAAATCATCAACAGTTTTGTATCCCATTCCTTTTAACTCAGCTAAACCTTCTGGAGATTTTAAATATTCACTTGTCCATTTACCGTCGTCCTCTTCACCTTCTCCAAGATATCCTTGTTTTTGTAACCAATCATGTCTTAACGCCAAATTTCTTTCGTCACCCATAGGTCCTAAAAACTTTGCCGCTCTTCTAGCCATTCCAATACCTGGAATATAATCCATCCAACTTCCTTCACTGCCGCCGTGTTTAGGCTCAGATGTTGGTCGTTGATTCCAATTTACATAGGATAAAGCTTTTTGATCATCATCAGCGTCTGAACCGTGTCTTTCTCCCCCACCATGATGAGTGCCGGGTGACATAGAGGCTGTACCCGCTCTAGCATCAGCTTCGGCTCCTGTAAAAAATCCTCTTCTTCCATCCGGGTGTGTTATACCCCCGTGTATATATCCAATTCTTCCACCTTCACCAAGCATATAGGCTAATCCTCCGCCAGCCATGCCTTTATCATCCCAATCTGTAAAATCCATTTCTAATTGTCCTTCAACTTCTTGATTAGGTTCCTTAAAAGGATCTTGAGTTGTTTTTTTAGATGGTCTTCTTGGAGGAGGACTTTCACTAATGTATCCTTTTATTTTTGAAACTAAATCTGCTTTGCTTCGTTGTCCAAGATTACCGTGAGTCCAACCTCTTTCAATGTCATAAATCTCATCATAAAGATAAGATCTCCCTTCTGGGTACTTAGCAAGATTTCTATATCTTGTCTCCACTTCCTCCATGGATAATTTTTTCTTATCAATTTCTTTAGCTTTTCTTAAAGCACTCTTGTAAGCATTCTGTTTATTCTTATCATCCATTCGTTTTTTAAACGCAGCAAATGATTCTTGTCTATCCACGGCTGCTTGAAATCTAGGATCTACAGGATCTTTAAATCTTTTCGTTTTTGGAGCGGTGCCCCATGTAACCTCTCCAGACTTTAATAAATCTTCTATGCCTCTTTTTTTCCTTCCAAAAGGAAGTACATTAGTAGGCTGCATCGCGGCAGCTTGTTTTTTTAATTGTGACAATTCACCAGGAGTTGGCGATCTGCCTTTTGCTTTTTGAAATGCTCTTATAAGTTTAAATAAACTCATTAATAATAAACCTTACGTCTAGGGTCTTGTTTTTCATCTACATAATCTTCAGGATGTTTAACTAATCCGCCCTGCCTGAAGCGCATTACTGCTTGGGTCATTGTATCAACCAAGTCGTCATGATCTCCGTGAGGGAAGGATGCACATTCTTCAATGACCTCCTCCGCGAATTTTTGATCTGGCGCCCATATCATTCCAGACTCAAACAACGGAGCCACTGCGTTTATCCTTGCATGTTTATCATGTCCTTTGCTTGGTGTAAAGGAAACAACTGGTATATCCATTTGCCTCAACTCATACATCAGAGGTAATCCTGAGGCCTTTGCTTCTATTATTACCGTTTCAGGTTGCCAGTACTTATATTGCTGTAAGGCCCTTCTTCTTAATTCTGGAAACTCATACCTTCCCTTAACAGCGTCTAATAGTAAAAGATTAGCTGGTGAATCCTCAGTGGGATAAAAAACGCCCCACGTGGTAATGGCGCTAAAGTCCGCGGTTTCCTTTTTAAGATAAGCCGTATCGTAAGATTGAATGACGTGTTGTAAAGCCGGAATGGTGTCCTTTTCATATTTTCTCCACCATTCACGTTTAATGATGGCTCCTTCATCAGAAGTAGGTTGTTGCATCCATTGCGCGTTCCACTTTTTAACGGGTAAGGTCGCTTTGACCTTTTCAAGTTCTTCCTTAGACCAATATTCGGGCCACACTGGTCCGTGGTCCATGAGCGCCGGAAATTCGACCACGGTCCACTGATCACCTTTAACTTCTTTTTGTTGTTTTAATAATTGAGCCGTTAAATCCTTGGTCGACCATCTCGTCATGACGAGCACGATTGAAGCTCCTGGCTGCAAACGTTGACGAGGACCTGATGTATACCATTCATATGCGTTTTCTAAAGATTGTTCTGACAATGCATCTTGTTCCGAGTGTGGGTCATCAATGATCAATAAATCCGCACCACGGCCCGTGATTGCTCCGCCAACACCAGAAGCAAAGTATTCACCGCCTTGAGCCGTTTCCCATCGTCCCGCAGCTTTTGAGTCTTCTTGTAAGGTTGTTTCAAAAATTTTAGAATATTCTTCTGAATCAATTAAGTGCTTAGCTTTACGACCAAATCTAATTGCTAATTCTCCGGTGTGAGTTGCTTGAATGATCTTGAGCTTTGGATTACGGCCCACCATCCACGCAGGAAGTAAATAAGACGCAAATTCTGATTTTGTATGCCTAGGTGGCATATTCACGATTAAACGTTTTAGCTCACCCGTTGCTAATTTATTAAATTTTTCTGCAATGTGTCTATGATGAGACCCTTCCACAAATTCAGGCCATACACATTTAACAAAAGAAAGAAAATCATTCTTAGCTTTGTTTTGTATTTGTTTTTCCGCATGTAAAAGTTGAAGACGTTTAAAAGATTTACGTACATCTGACGGAAGTTTATTAATATCTACATTATTTAAATCTATCATTTTGGTTGCAGTATAAAAAAATAACACATAGGGTATTCAGCCTTATGTTCTTCTGAATCACACAAGGAAGAATGAAAATAAGAAAGACATGCAAGAGTTATGTCAAAATCTTCTCTAAATATTTCAACTATCATATCCTGACTAAACCTATATGGTATTGATATTTTTTTTCCCATTATGGTGTCTTCAGACATAAAACGTTTTTGTCTATCACTTAATACTTTTAATAACAAAGTTCCGTCTTTTTTTAAAATTTTTAAAATATTTTTTATATATTTATCTAATCCCCACAGGACTATACTATGAAAGCAACCTCTATCAAAAATTATGTCAAATTCATCTTCTTTAAATCTAGTATCTAAAATGTCATCTAATACAAATTTCACTGGAAGGGTGGTATCATATTTTATCTTTTTTAAAGCCGTAGGAGAAACTTCTGATCCAACCACATTAAATCCCTTTTTAGCGACGTGTATAGCTTGGCTCCCATTACACGTACCTAAATCCAACAATTTAGTGTTTTGGGGTTTATCCTTATCATACATGGATAAGAAGGCTTCCAAGTCATGATCAATAAAAGGGGAATGCCACAAAAATTGTAAATTATTTTTATGTTTTGTTTCCCATTTATTATTACTAATTTTTATTATTTCTTTTATTTCTTCAGAATTTTTAAAAATTTTATATTTTCTTTCAACTTCCCTATTCATCAAAACGTTTTTAACAGCTAAAACACTCTCAATCAAGGGGGTTTACTAAAAGCAGTGGGACCCCCTTTTAAAAAAAGGGTGGTGGGTGGGCCCGAAGGCTTCAAGCGTCAGATCCAATCTGGGTCCTACTTCGTACCGTGGTCCGGGGTAAGCGCCCCCCGAAGGGGGGCGAGTGAACCGAACGGCCGTAGGCCGCGACCCATTTTGGACGGTGTGTCCCACATTTTACTTGACACAAGGTACAGTATCCCTGGACCCTGGTTCAGGGTGCGTGCCGCTATAAACTATTTATTTATATCTTTATTTATATTTCATACTTGACATTCTATCCCAGATAATCTATGATGTCAATATGAAAGAAATAACTTGTAGTCATTGCGGATGTACACCGAAGCCAGATGAATGGTCTAGTGAAACATTGTGCATTGATTGTATAAATACGGAGGATGAAGATGAACAATAAAGAAATAGATAAACTTATAATAAAGGCAAAAAGATTAGCTCTAATGGAGTTGAATAATAAAATTATTCAAGAAATAGAAAAGCTAGAAGATCAATTAGAAGATGACGAAAAAATCCCATTCTAATTGGGAAGAAAGGAAATAAAATGACAGACAAAGAAAAAGTAAAATCAGCTTACGATATGACAGACGAGGAAGTCGCGAAGTCGGTTGATTTAGATGTTTCCGACTTTGATGATAGCGGAGATATGTTAGACGAGTTAAGAGATATTATGGAAGGAGAATAATGGCGTATGTAATTAAGTGGGTATTGTGCCTGAGCATAGCTGTGATGGGTATTATCGTAATGATAGTTGACCCAACACACGGGAAGCTCGGAGCATTGCTCTCGTTTACTGGCTTCATATTGTTTGGGTTAAGTTTAGCTCAAGCACATATTGAGACGATAGAATAAACTTGAGCAGGGATCAGGGATCAGGGGTCAAGCACCAAGCAACAGGCAACAAGCACCCTTGACAACGGACCAGGGATACTATAGGATAAGAATATGAAAGACATAAAAAAGAAACTAATAAAAAAAGTTAAAAGATCACGACCTTCATTAGCACAAGAGATTAAAGATATGCCGATGAAGGACTTCAGAGCGTTGTGGTTCGTTGTACAACAAGGTCTGAAGGTTAAGAAAGAAAACAAGTTGAATTAACTTGAGCCGAGATCCCTGCGTGGATCCAATTAAAATCCTGCATGCTTTGAGCAGGGATCTCGGGTCAAGTAATTGCGGTACATGAAAAACTGTACCAAAGATTGAGCGAATTTAATTCAGCTCGTATTATTTGACCATGTTATAATACTCCTAGCCACAAGCGCCAAGCATCAAGCGGCTTGACAGGAGTCAAGGGATATTGTAGGATAAATTAAAAAGGAGAAAAATGACAGCACTAAAAAAGAAAAGTGAGACATGCGAGGAGCAACTTCACAGAATGTGCAAAGCACACGCTGAAGAAATAACAGAAGGAAAGATCTCCATCGACAAGTTGATGGAAAGCGTTTTAGATATAGAATGGATCACGCACAACGACCATAAGTACAAAGCAGCTAGGCTGCTAGTAACTTTTGGCGGTCCTAATGTTTGGGTGAATCTACAAACTAATACAGTGGACGGTTATTGGGGTACTGATAAGGTTCATTGGGGCTTCGTAGACAACATCGGCCTGGATGATTACCTGGAGGAGATTCATGGCTGCAAATAATATTAAACCGGAAGACTTACACGCGGCCAACACGAAGATATTTAAAGATCCGAGCTCCAAGCGTCAAGCATCAAGCGAACCAAGGAACCTGGAACACGGTTCAAGCCCCAAGCAACAAGCCTCAAGCGATAAGC